GAAGGGTGATCTCTTGATCGTCTTCACCTGGCTAATGGAAAGATGAGTCAATCCATATTTTTTAAAAAGGGGATGCATTACTGACCCTCCTCAGAGGCCTTAAGGTCTTCCGGATTAACTGCGGCCTTCTTGTTCTCCACAGTAATTTCAGCATCAAGTAGGATCATAGCCGCTGTGTAGGAGATTCCTTCGAATCCATCACGTAGCCGTAGCTTCTCTTCAGGAGTAAGTAGTTCGTCTAGCTTGGTTAAAACCTGGCAAATCTTGTCCATGTTGGCCATTGCGTCTTCTAATACTGGTAGCATCACTGGTTCCATGTTATCGTCAAAATCAGATCCGATGTGTGGGTTTTGGTTGCTCATGTTATTTGCTCCTTTTTGGTTTCGGTGACTTATTCTTTATAACCTTAATCTTATCACCACTAGGCTTTTTAGTCAAGGGCTTTGACGAAGTTTTTTCTTCGTACCCTACGATTACTCGTAAACCACTGTCCGACAGAAACTTAATCTCTATGTCTCCCAGCAAGGCCAATTCTTTCTTCAGTAGCCGCTCAGCCTCTGGAGCACTTCTGCCCACCTGTATTACCTTGATATTCACTGTTATTTGCTCCTCGTTTGCACTTTTGGTTGTTGTAAATACGCGTCTTCGACCGCTCGCTCCTTTAACTCTAGCTCGAACTCTCTACCCTGCTCAGCATAGATTTTACCTAACTTGTCTAACAAGAGGACTTTAGCTTCTGTCAAGGTGTAGTAACAGTCTCTAAGATTACAAGCAGCTATGTATACGTTCTTGTGTCTAAAGCCTTTACGCCCTCCAGTCTTTATAAAACCTAACGTAGCTTTATGAATCTTAGCACGATAACCACTCTTTTGTATTTTGAAATACTCCTCATCAGCCATTTGTTTAACATCATTGCACACACTGTAGGGTTCGTCACACTGTCCCATCAACCACACTACCAGGTCATGAATGCTAACTCTCTTAGTAGTACTAACCAAAGTCTGCCTAGCTTCGTTCTGGTGGGTACCGCCTCCTAAGCGTGTAAACCTAGATGGATTTTTACAGGACTCATCTACCCCAGCAACTGCCGCATAGAGCCATCTAACAATGTGGTCGTACTCTGCACGATCAGCCAGGGGTTCCTCCAAGGAAACCACAAAGTGGTAGGACTTGTTGCCAGAGAACACACAGGTGGAATAAGGCAAGTCAATACTATCAACATACGCCTTCTGTTTCCCCGTAGGCAGTTCATCAAACTCCAATAAGAAGTTACGAAATTTGCTCACTGACTTATCTGACCTCTTGGTTCCCTCCTTCAAAGGGTTCAGTGTAACATAGCAGTGGTCTGTGTTTGCCTCATCAAGTGAGACACTCTTAGTTTCGTAAGGATTCTTTGAGACACAAACCTTGTCCCCCTCATCGAACAGCATCTTTGTATAATCTTCAATCATGATCCGAACCCTACCCTCTTAGTTTTATTCTGACTAGCACCCTGCTGCAATTCGTATACCCTTTCTACTTCCTGTACATTTATTCGTTTCTTCGTTGTAGCTGCACCAACCTCGTCCAACAAGTCTATTTGAGCATCTGGAGCGTGTCTACCTTCGATCTCAGAACCAAGGTCGACTATTCTCTCCAAAGCAGCCTTAGAGTACTTAACACCGTGGTGATCCTCGTACAGAGACTTTATCCCCTTGAGTATATCTAACACGTCTTGTCGTTCTAGGTCCTCTAGTACTACAGGTTGAAAACGTCTAGCTAAGGCAGCATCAGCTTTAATGATGTTGTATTCGTTTAGCGTAGTAGCTCCTATGATCTGTGTAAGACCTCTAGCCAAAGTAGGCTTAATCATGTTTGCAGCGTCGTTGCCCCCCTCACAATCTCCAGCTCCTACCAAGGTGTGTAGTTCATCACAAAAGGCGATGATGTCAGGGTTGGCCTCCAATTCGTTTATAACTCCTGTTAATCTCTCCTCAAACATTCCTCTGTATTTGGTTCCTGCTATCATCAAACTTAAGTCTATGCACACCAAGGTTTTGTCATGTAACTTAACGCAATGAGCTTCCTTTTTGTCAATGGAAAGAGCTAATCCTTCTACCAAAGCAGACTTACCAACGCCGGCAGGCCCTAATATTACTGGATTGTTCTTCCTTCTCCTACCTAGGATTTGAATAACTCTTTGAATTTCTCTTTTTCTTCCAATGACAGGATCTATCAGCCCATCAGCAGCCATCTTAGTCAGGTTCTTGCAATACAGGTCTAGAAAGGGAGTCGCACTTTCCTTTGGTTTCGCCTTTGGTGGAGGCTTAGCTGCAAATGGTGTAGTAGGAAAGATAAGATCCTCAGATGATTTTTTAAGGTCATCAATAAGCTTATCAAGATCAACATCAGCGCAGGCAAGGAGGTTCTGTACATCCAGACTCTGAATCAGTATCTTCCTTAGTAGTAGAGTGATAGACCCGAAAGGGGGCATCTCTTTAAGGATTTCATTCATTACAGAACAGTACTCACCTTCCCAAGGATGTGATTCTAGTTCAAACTCTTGATCAGTCTCTCGGTAAATTCTAGCCAACCTATCTTCAGTGATTAGGTGGTTAGCCATGATACGAATTATTCGTGTATTTGGGCAGCTAACAGTAGCAAACAGAGCATGAACAGGTCTAATATGATCAGCCCCATAGTACGCAGCTATTCGACCAGCGTACTTTAACATCTCTTTTACTTCGTCATTCAAATTCATTTAAAACTCCTAAGTTTTTAGCCCTGATAAATCTCTGTCCATTCCAATCCAGCGAGCTCTTACCCCGCCAACTCGTTTTCTTTCTGCTTTGCCGAACCCTAAGGAGTATAGTTCCTTAGTGAACTTGCATATCATCCCTGGGGGCTTCCTCTGCAGCTCCATCCACTCTCTGTAATGATTATATAACACCTGAACATTATTATCAACCTTACCGGGATTAAGTTCGAAATCGTCTACCCACTGCTCCAAGGTACTCATGGTCCTAAGTTCCTCTTGGTGAGCCTCTAACGCCTCTCTAACCTTAAGAATAGGGTTCAAATCTAATTCACGAACTCCCTGCCAAACCTTAAGGAAATCTATAGGGTTTTCTGTCTTAAGTCTCTCACCGTCAACCCACTTCTCACCAGTTATGGTAGATAGATCGGCCATATCCTCCAATTCCAACTCTACGAACCTCCGCATCCCTGTATTATCAAAGATAAGGTCAGACAAAGGACGGTTAGATGTTCCTAGGAAAGTGCAGTTTTGTGGGATAGTGTCAATGTCTTGGGACCTCATGCCTCGGGCACTAAGTGTACTAGCGGTGATTACGTTCTTCATAGACTCAATGTCTGTACGTCCTGCTCCCTGCATCTCATCGAAAATACCAATGAAGTGCTCAGAGAAGGCCTTCCGAAAGAATGAATCACGGAATACGTCCAACTGCAAATGGAGAACGAATTCCTTCAGGGGTTTAACCAAACAATCAAGTGTAACACTCTTTCCCGTACCGTGCTTCTTCGAGAACAAGATAGGCATTATGTGGTGCTCTACCTGTAACCCCTCAATTTTACGTTTCGTTTGCCAGATGAAACATTCGAAGACAGTTCTAGCAAAGTACTTCTTTTCTTTATCCGCTGAGGGGAAGAGGGCATCAATGAATCTATCAAGCTCCTCTCCACCAACATCGGCTCTGTAACGGAGAGTGTTAGATAGCCGACAAAGCTTTTCCGCCTTGTTGTCGTACAGTAGCTCCTTTAGCTGGTTCTGCAAATCAGAACGATTTAACCTGTTAGGGCTAGCCACCTTGAATTTTGCAGCAAAGAGCCTGTACTCCTGTTGCACCTTAGTAATAAATACGTCCCTAGAAATTCCAGGGGATTCTCTCCAATCAATGGACCCATCGAAACGGAGGTTGATTTTGTGTTGACGAACGAATTTCTCGACGTAACTATTTTGCTGCTCCAGAACCAGCATCTTCTCGTCTCCGCCCTCTCCTGACTCTAATTCAGCAAAAAGCTTCTCCTTCAGTTCTTCTGGTAACTCTTCATAACTCATTTAACACCTCCTATATATCCTTGGCCTTGTCCATTAATGTTATTCATACCCATATTTGTTACAAGACGTGGTTTGCTATGCGCATAAGAATTGCAGCGGCGAACGTTAAAGGTATTATTAAGGTCGCCCCTAAGGTAAGTATGCATCCTAAGGTGTTTATAGTTTGGTTAGCGTCGGCCCTGGTGCAAGTTGTCCCAGCACACCTAGAAAAGCACCTGTCGAGGTAAGCCTCTTGATCTCTTAGGTGGGCTCGCATATCTCTTCTGAATTTACGGTTTCTTTTTCGGTTACACATTTTCTGCATCCTCCAATAAGTCAATGACTCTATCTAGGGAAACTGTATGTCCCTGCTTGATGTTCTCTAGTAAACCCTTAGCTTCGTCTACTCGGTTCATGATCCCGATGTATCTGTTGTCATCGTACCAATCGGCCCATCGTCGCTCTTGTTCTACGTCCCATGCATCCATTGTACTCTCCTTATTTGCTTATGACCTAAGTATAACACCGCTTTCCTTTTCGTGTCAAATGTTTCTTGAGTCTATCTCCTTTTTTACTACTCGATGGAACCCTTTCATCACCTCCTTGTGGATTTCTGGGGATACATTATTCCTCATATGCCCCTCTCTTACAGCGATTTCCAACTTATACACCCACCCCTCAAGCACTTCACTTTGCATCCTCTCAAATTGTGAAAGTTTATGTTGTTCTTGTAAATATTTAATGACTTGGCCACCAACGGCGGCCCCTACTGTGGCTAAAATACCTGCTAACACCCCTCTTCCCCCTCTTCCTCAGGTTCTTCTTTCAATTCCTCTAATCCTTCCAATTCTCTAATAGCCTTCAACATCTTATCTTGAAGCATTTGCATGTCTATTAGTGCACTCTCCTCTTCAGTCTCTTCACCAATTGCAGATCTATAGGCCTCCAAAGCTCCTAGAGACTCGTTTAGCTGATCTTCTACTAAGGTGTATACTAAGTTGACTCCTACGTGGTTACCCATCTCCGTGTACTCTGTCGTCACCTGGGAGTCGTCACCGTACATCTCACCAATAACATAACAGATCCTCTGTGCCTGCATTTCTGTAGGGTATATTCCAACACACTCATCTGAGCTACCAAATTCTGGAAAGAGTAGGGCAGTCTCTTTGCATCGGTCCAGTGCGTCGTCCAAATCATCACGGCTTTCAAATAGGTTCATTTCTTAACTCCTGTACAATTTAATGATTTCTTCACTAGAGGTCAGCAGCTCCCAGCTGTCAACCTCTCCAAGGCTATGTAACTCTTCTAAAAAACAGATCTCGCAAACATCCTCTTCAGTAAGTCTAATTTTCTTCCTTCCCTCGATGATGTCCTCCGGCATTGCCGTAAACATTAGTAGTGGTTTTTTCACTTGACAAGCTCCTTTATCTTTGGTCCTAAGTAATCTAAGATTCTCTCCACTTCAGGCTGTATATCGTGGTCGATCTCTATCCCCTCGTCTTCACAGACAGTCAACAGCGACGATAGGGGGTTCTTGTTAACCTCTCCTACCATCGCAGTCAACAACACGACAGTGGCCATCTCTACTATTGTCTCTTCGACCAACTGGTGTAGCTTGTGGGAAGCATAATTTGTTAGAGAGTCGCGATTGAGTCTATCAGCAGTACCAGTAGCGTGGCAGATCTCGTGAATTAGAACGTGTAGCTTCTGGTCAGCAACCAAGTCAACGTTAAGGCGGATCTGACTCTTCCAGTAAACACATAATCCTTTAGGATCTGCTGTGTGGTCAAGATCTTCTAAGACTGTGAATCCTAGCTTCCCTGCTAACTTTACTGCCATCGCTGTGTTCATGCTCTTTCCTCTCTTTCCTAAATCATATCACAATCATTATATATATGCAACCCCTTGTCAATCTTTCTCCTAAACCACAGGGGTTAAGTGGGTGACCCGGGTGTCCCCTGTCCCGGGTACTTTGAAGTTCACCGCAGATATGGAGTGCAGTGTATATAGGTTTTGTTAATTTAATGAGGTTCCATTGGTCCTGGTGGTCCCTATTTCACCCCAAAAGTACCAAATATACCTCCAAGTGTCCCGGGTAACGGACAGTGTCCCGGCAGTGTCCCGGTGAATTAAACTAGGCGGGACAGCAAAATATGGCCGTTTCTCCTAGGTAGAAGCTCTAATTTATATAAGGTGTCCCGGGTGTCCCACTAGATTTATAGTTAACCCCATGTAGAAAAGAGACAGTAGAAATACCATATTTGAACTCAAGGTAGAAACACCCGGGACAGTGGCCACCGGGACGGCTTAACTTACCCTGCCACCACACCAAGGATTCCTAGTAACCCCAGGGTTTCGCCGCGCAAATCCAGACCTAACCACAAAAAAAGGGGCCAACTAAGGCCCCCTACGGATTCATCACCTGGTTTACTTTACTTCGTCTTCCTCTTTATCTCTGTGATTTTAGAGTCCCTATAAGAAGGCATAGGAACGATCGAGATTTCAATCAAGTCAAGGTCAGTCACAATCCCGTCTCGGTCTTTGGCTTCAGGGAAGAATCCTACCGACACATAAGCAATGTATCCTCGAAGAATCTTATCTACCAGGACTGCATTATCTTCCGTCCTTGTAAGTTCAGCCTCAAAGAGTACCTTATCATCAAGGATGGTAAGTTTCGTGATCTTCCCTAGAACTCCAGAGGAGTCGTGACAATGATCTGACAGTAACGGAATCTGTCGGTTAGCGTCCACCACGCCCTTAAACGCAGAAGGGTGTATCCTACCACCGTCGCGATTGTATCCAGTAGTAATGGCTACCCCTTTAATAGTGTAGGTGTTTTTCCAGGTGTCCTCGCCCTCAATGTTGCTCTTGCTCCCCACTACGCCGGTAATAGCACCGACAAAGAGTGACGAAGCGGCTAGGGCGGTAAGTATTAAGTGATTAGTCATAGTATTCCCTCTAAGTTGTTAGTGTTTAGGGCTTTTGCCCATAGGTTTAACTATATCACACTACGACATTTACGTCAACCCCTCGTCAAAGAACGAAGATTCCCTCCCCCCTTGACATTAATCGCTCTTTCCGTTAACATTAGTATATAGCCAGGAGGCCCGCAATGGAACAAATCCTTTCAGACCTAGAAGAGCTTACCGATGTATCTAGAAAACACCGATCAGAACAAGCCTACCTTAAGGAGTTAGCCATTATATATAACTACCCAATCCTAATGTTACACCAAACCAAACTAGACCACGTGCTTCAAGCACTTTCCCTAGACCTGATAGAACACATCAAATGGAGCCTCCCACGATGAGACCAACAGCACACACCAAATGCAGACAATGCGGCAAGTACTTAATAGCTGCTTGCTTCCCAATCAATGTAAACGGAGTATCAGGTAGACAACAAACCTGTAGACAGTGTAGACTAAACAATGTAAGAGACCCGTTACCTAGAAAACCACAACCCAGCAACCCCAGAAGGAGAATAACCACATGATTACTTTACTAGCCACAACACTAATGCAAGCACTACTAGCCATAGCCCCACCCATGACACCCACAATGGTTGCCACCGCACCCAACGAAGTAGCAATCATCCTCCACCTAGAGGAAGGCATCCACACATACGGTCCCCACAACAAAGAGGCCCTACCAACAACCCTGACCTGGTCACTCCCAGAAGGAGTCACAGTAACCAAAGTACGCTGGCCTGAGCTGGACGACCTCGGTCACCTGTCCCAGTCCTGCACAATCTTCGTAACCTTCGAAGTACTACCTACCCTTTCCGCTCCACTCAAGGTGGAACTTAATGTCTCTTGGTTAGCATGCGGAGTGGGCACCTGTACTCCAGGCCACACAACCTTAGTAACTTACTTAGGAGAAGAAAAAACTTCACCCAAGCCTTTGCCTAAAAACTAAGGACATGCTACAATTAAGGTATAAGCAAAAACCCACAGGAGTAACACCATGATATTCTTAGCACTAAAGCTGCTACTAACCATCTGCTTAATCCTAGTTGTAGCGCCCATACTGCTACACTTACTACCAGCAATACTATGTATACTGACACCAATAGCCTACGTAGCCCTAGTTTACTGGGCTTGTCTACACAAGATGTACGCACTAGTAGCAGTGTTAGGCGTACTCACGTTCGTAATAGCCCACTACGCAGACGAATACTTAGGAGAAGACCAATGATAGAAGCACTTGCCTTAGCAATGACCCTAATTGCATTAATCGCAGTGTTCGTAACAACACTAGGACTAACCCTACTAACCATCGGAGCTGTATGCCGGCTCCTCATCCGCTCATGAAGATCACAAGGATAACATCCTTAGCCACCTACAACGGAAACGTTACACAAAAAAGGACCTCACGCCAAACAATACTCCCACCAACGGTAACAGTCAATGGAGTCTCAAACATCGTACCCTTAGAGACCTACAACCACTTAGGCCAACTAGTACGCAAAGCAGACCCTAGAAGAACAGCAACCCAACAAGGAGAATAACATCATGTTCATCATCAAACCCCAGGTCTGGCTCTTTCCTGACCACCTGGACGACCTCCCAGCAGACACACCCAACATATGCTGCATGGGATACAACGATTACTTCGAGGCAATAGCCGACGGAGACCTCGAAGTCGACGAACACGAAGTGAGGATGTTCAAGTGTTAACATACCTACTAGCAGCAGCAATCTTTACAGTAGCCTTGGTACTACTCTCCACCATCGGATTGGTAGTCCTCGACGCATTGACAGTAATAGACCAATTCCTAACCAAAGGAGACTAACACCACCCCAGCTCCCACTCTCTCCAGCCTCGGCGTACTCTCACGACCGGGGCTTTTCCACCTTCCCTGTCATCAGTGGAAAGTGCTACCCCCTAGGCACTAAAGTCCCTACCCCTTCTTTCCGATAACTATAGTGTAGGCGCACCTAAGTGCCTGCTCTTTCCCCCAACCTCACCCACCAAAGGATTCACCATGTTAGTAGAAGTCGTAGACTACACAGGCAAAACCTATTACATCAACCTAGACCAAATAGTAGAAGTTCACCACCAGCAGAACGGAGCCAGTGGCATGCTAGTAGTCATCAACTTCGGTGCTCACACTGGCATAGCCTCCATCTGGATCACAGACGCAGAGTTAGAGTTACTACTCAAGTCTCGCATCATCCGCCGCTAGTCACTCTTTCCACCACAGCCCTTAGCTTCCACCACGGATACTAAGGGCTTCCTTGTGTCACAAAAGTGTTACACTCTTGTGAACTCTATAACTCACCCAGTCACTAGGATACCTTGAGTTATAGCCACGATTCTATAACTCACCGCCCAAGACCTGCACACTTTCCGAGGTTTCTTGTGCACGACCAAGGTATCATGCACACAAAGTAGCCATTCCTTGTGTACGTTAATACCACGTACTCCTCTCCTCCCCAGTACCCACTACCCCCCTTGGCATGAGGGGGTACTACCACGACTGGGTACTCCTCGAGCGCAACACCCACGCCGTATACAACGTCTGATAATAGTAGTTATG